CCCTCACTTGACAAAAAATCTCTCATTCCACACATTAATCTCATTTGACAGTTCCACAGGATTTGACACAAACCCGCGCCACCAAATACAATAACCAAACGTTTCAACAAGAGGGACTTATGCCGCCACGCACCGATCTTCCACCTACCACATCCTCCCAGGTCAAACAGTTACCGCCACCCCAATTCACGCTGCCCCACATAGAGGCTACTTTCGAAGGCGGTTATTTCAAGGGCGTACCTGGCGCAATGGAAGTCGTGCCGTTCTCCTGCACGGTGAAGATACCTAATTCATGGCTATCGAAAGACGAACACTACCCGGCGAATGTGTTCAAGAACCAATTCGCAGACCGGGTTATGAAGAACAAGCCGGAATATCCAGGATTCAGCGGCGTTAGGACTTGTCTACTCACACGCACCACGGAACTACCCAGCGGCTTGACACAAGAGCAGGAACTGAACTGGACGGCGGATTACTCACGGATGGCGGAACTAGCCAAACGAGTCGGTAAGATGCGGTTCGTGCCGCTCGATCCTAAAGAAGGAACGCCACTGCCGGCTGAATCTGTTGAGATCAAGCCTGAGTTTTATCCAGACCTTGCGTCTTTGCGAAACGCAATCAAGCGATGCGTAGCAGAGCCGCAGGCGTTTAAAGCCGAACAGGATAAGCTATCCTCCGGATACGAACGTAAGCGTGACGAACTGTCCATGCAGGATGAACTGAAAGCGTTAGGATACTAACGCGGTGAACAACGTCATTCCGATATCAACTGCAGCGGTAGCCGCGTCAGACGAAGAGGATGACGGTAAGGACTACTCGCAACCCGTTGTAGATAAACAGATGCGGCGGACTATCGTGGAAGTCTGCCGTATGCCGGTAGGCGAGTTACGCAGCCTCTCGCCGGAACAAATCCAAGAGATGCCGTCGTTCAAGGCGATGTGGATCACCATCATGCTGAAAGCGTCTCACGACACTAAGCCTGACATGCGCGCGGCGGAGTTCGTGCAGGAACATCTAGCCGGTAAAGCAATCCAGCGGATACAGTCGCACACCACCACGGTGACGTATCAAGACTTGCTTAAGAAGATCGGAAAGGATGAGGATAGGTTCCAACAAGTGGTGACTGTCGAAGTTACGGAAGCCACGAACAACGAGCCGATGTGGGATGTGTTGAAGTGATCGATCGTTGCTCACAAATTTACTGTCCTTCAGACGCGGAAGCCGAGCGTATGCTCGCTAACATGGAACGTTACATACGAGCGCTAAAAGCGCTAAACGTCAGTTCAGATATAGCCGCCTACATTGCGCGCGATTATCTCAGTCCTATGAGACTCGCGCTTCCGCCAGAAGATAAAGACAGAACGCTACCGAGCGAAGAACGAATCTGTCCGACATCCCCTATGTATATTCCAGCAGCTGATGAGTAACGTCATCCTGTCACCACGCGATCAAAACATCCACGAGCGGCTAGTCAACGATCATGAATACTTCGCACGGCACATTCAACGCATCGAACCAAAAGATCTGCTTGAGACGGATCCGGAAGTGCGTGCAGCAGTTGAAGCGCTGACGAACGACGTAGATGACGAAACATCCCTGCAAGGGATGATACCACTCATATTTCATCCAGGGCAGCATAAGCTAGGATTATTCGTTTCAGAACAAATGGCGGTACACGGCTTCTGCTACGCGGCGTTGGTTAAACCACGGCAAGTAGGTTGGTCGACATTCATTCATTCGCTTGCGCACTGGCTGGCAACAAAGACGCCGGGAATGAAGATCCACACTGTTGCACATAACAGCGAATCAACTAGAAAGTTCTTGCGTAGATTCAGGAAGATGTGCGCAGCAGCACCAGATATGGTGACACCAGGGAGACAAGTTGAAAATTCAAAGGAAATCATTTTTGCAAACGGCGCGTCTAACACCATTGCTACTGCTGGATCGCCTGACGCCTTGCGATCAGATAACTGCCAATTTCTGCACGTCTCAGAAGAGTCTTCTTTCGTTGATCCTATCGCTCTTATGGCTGCGCTGCTTCCCGCCTTATCGCGGGGACAAGGCGCCTACGGCTTTCGTGAATCCTCTTCCAAGGGAAAGTTCACTCACTGGCACAACTTCATCTTAGAAGCGCTGGCGGGCGAGAATACCTGGAATGTTTTCTTCGACGCCTGGTTTAATCATCCTAAGAACCGTATGCGCCCGCCTGACGGGTGGGAACCAAACGACGAAGCCAGAGAAGCTCAACTGCTTTACGGGCTGTCGCTAGACCAGCTGTACTGGCGCGCGATGATGATTAAAGATCTGCGCGCCTTGTGGTTGTTCAAACAGGAATACCCAGGAACAATTCATGAGTCGTTCCAGGCGTCAGCCTCAACACTGTACAGCCCAGACGCTATCTATAAAGCATCCAAGAACCACGGTCAAATTAAGCTCGACACCTACGCACCGCTGATTATGGGAGTCGATCCAGCACGTACCGGCGACCGAACAGCCATCGCTTTCCGTCAGGGACGCGTATTCAGGGAAGTCCTGGTCTACGCCAAGATGGACGATATGCGCCTGGTCGGTATCATCGCCAAGTACCTGAAGGACGGTTACAAAGGAACAAAGATCGCCAAGTGTTTCATCGACTACGCAATAGGCGAAGGACCGGCAAGCCGGCTGCGCGAACTGGATTTTCGCGAAGAGGTAATGACAATCCATTTTGGAGGGACCGCCAATGAAGAAAGGTTTGCAAATAAAAGAGCCGAGATGGCTATATCAGGCTTCTCTGATTGGCTTGGCGACGGTTCCGAGGTATCAATACCAGACAGTGACGATATCACTGCTGATCTGCTCGCTATTCCTGATTTTGTTCAGTCTACGGGATCGGAGAAGATCAAACTCCCGCCCAAAGACCTGATCAAGAAAGAGTTCGGACGCAGCCCTGACATAGCCGATGCGATGTGGTTGACGTTTGCTATGCCGGTGAAAGGTGAACGGATTGCAGAACTGCATGAGTTTACCAAGACAAATTTAAGCCATTTAAGACCTAACGAGTTGTCAGCCGTCTTAGATGACTTTGAGCGTAGTTGAGTGTAAAGTAACGCAGAGAAGGCGAGGAATTGTAAAGTGGGCTATGGGGGCGGCGGTAAATCGGCGGCATTGCAGGAGCAGAACGTGCTTCTGCAGATGGAGCAACAACAGCAGCAACTAAGCCAGCAGGAAGCGCAAGTACAGGTACAACAAGCCGCGCAGAACGCCGCCACAATAGCCAGCGTCAATGCTCAATACATCGCAGCCACACAACAGACGCCAGCGGCGCAGGCAGCCTCACAACTCGGGATAATGGACTACATAGCAACCTCACCTGAAGGGCTGCAGAATCAGCCAAGCGGACTAGGTGGCTTGAAGCTGTTGGGGAACTGATGAACAAGAATCCAGACTCTACTGCTCAAGATCATGCCGATAATCAGTACACTGATTTAGCTCTGCAGACTATCCGCAGGTATACGCAACTCTGTCTGCGCCGTGATGGATGGCGTAACATCTTCTATTTGTTGTCCAAGTATTTACTGATGCGCCCGGTATGGTTCGGAGACATCGGCGTACCGTGGCGGACACCGCTGCTATCTGTAGTCAATGTTTCAGACGATGCTTGCGTAACCGCAGCGTATCTGAGCGCTATGGCGCTAAGCGGCGCTCTCTGGCCAAACGCGGATGAGTCGTTTGAAGTTGTTCTGTACGCGCCAGCTAACTCGCCTATTGACGCCTACGACGCGTTTCAATCAGACGAGATACGAGACTATGAGCGCGAAGTGACTCACAGAGCGCGTAGACCGTACAACACGCCTGAGTGTGGTTTTCTTACTTCGTGGAATGAACACATACTGGAACAAGTCATCTACGGAACTAGCGGACTTTACATCAATGAAGATGACGACACCGAAAAGATGTTGTCCTTCCAGACAGTCAGTATTGAAACGTCAGTCATGGATGAGGGGAAAGACAAATTCGTCAATACTGTCATCTTGGAATTTTCGTACACAGCAAGAGAAGTCGTCGACAAATACGGAATTGAGAACGTCTCAGACAGAGTTAAATCGCTGTACGACAACCAGAACTACGAGGACTATATAAAAGTTCTGCAAATGATCGAACCGCGGCAGAAAGGTAAAGTCGGCGGACCTGTTACAGAGAAGCCATTCTCGTCTATTCACATCGAATACGACTCTAAGAATATTCTGCTTGAAAGCGGATTCGATCAGATGCCGGTGTTCATGACGCGGTTTACTAAGCGTCCGACAGAACTTTACGGACGTAGTCTAGGAATGGCGGCGCTGCCGTCAGTCAAGGAACTGAACGTACTTCGCAAGGCGTTCAACGTTGCACAACTGAAACAACTAGATCCACCACTCGGTATCTACCACGATCAAGTAGGCGGTGGCGGACAGGTAAATATATCTGCTGGAGCGCGGGTGCCGCTGTACGCAACAGGGCGCCTAACCCAGACTACGCCGCCAATTATCGAACTGATAAAAGTACCTGATCCAAAGACAGGGAAAGAGAGGATAGCAGAACTTACGATGCTGATCGCAGGTAAGTTCTTGCTCGACCAACTGCTAGATTTCAATAACAAGACCCGCATGACTAAAGGCGAAGCGGACCTGCGTAACGATTTCCGTAATCAGTCTTTGAGTGCGATTTTCAGCCGGCAGATCATCGAGTGCCTGAATCCATGCGTTATGTACACGCTGCGCGTCCAGTTCAAGAAAGGGATTTTTGGGCTGCATCCAATTAAGGATGCCGAGAAAATCGCAGGTATGAAACTATTAGGGATTAAGCCGTTCGTCATGCCTAAGCTTGTAGCCGACATGATAGATGCCGGACACTTCCCATTCAGACCTAAATTCATTTCACCAGCGGCTAGAGCGATGCAAGCGGACTCGCTGGCAGGACTAGAGAAGTGGACGAATTACACACTGGCGTGGCTAAACGGCGGGGTGTCGTCTGCACTGGATAACGTGATTGTGGACAAAGCTATGCGCCACGCAAACAGGCTCTACGGCGCGCCTGCCGATTGTGTGCGCGGAGACGACAGCTTGAAGAAATTGCGGACGATGAACGCACAGCAGAAGCAGGCTCAGCAGGATCTGCAACAGGGTGAGATGAAAGCAAACATTGGTGCAAAAGTTGCGAAGGCAGCCAAAGACTACGCGCAAGCAGGCGAGCCGGGCGGACCGGCACAACAAGAACCGCCGCCACAGATTCAGGGAGGACAGTTAATTCGTGGCTAAGAAGAAAGCGGAAAATCCCGCAGACCGTCTGAGAAAAGCCTACGACACGGTAATGAGCTTTCCGGAAGGACGGCGAGTCTTGCGCCACATACTGGATGAGTGCGGATATGCAGCACCATTGATGATGCTTGATCCTGTGTCGTTTGAAGTGAATCAGATAGGCAGTATCGTCAATCTCGCTAAGCGCGACATCTGGATGGAGATCCGCAAATACATCACGCCTGAACAGCAGTATCAATTGGAAGCGCCAGAATTACCCGATCATATAGAAGTAGAGGAACCGAACGATGAGTGAGATCGCCTTAGACGTACCTAGCAGCGTAGCTGCCGCGCCAGGATCAGCAACTACTGAAATACCAAGCACACCAGCGGCAGGTAGTGTCGCAGTTGCTGAACGTCCTTTCATGGAGTCGCTGCCAGCAGAGTACCGGGAATCAGGCTGGGCAAAAGAACTAGCTAAGAATGAGAAGCCGTGGGAAGCGTTGGCCAAGAGTCACGCAAACGCACTTGAAGTAGTCGGCAAGAAGTCTGCAGGAGTAGAAATTCCAGGCGAAGACGCGACGCCAGAGCAAATCGCTAACTTCAATAAAGCTATGGGCGTACCAGAGAAGCCGGACGGATATGAGTACAAAGCGCCAGACATCTCGAAAGAGCCGGAAGCAGTCCAAAACGCGCTTAAAGCAAGGGCTGCCGATACGTCTTTCATCGACGCTATGCGAGTTAAAGCGCACGAAGCGGGGATCACGCCTAAACAGTTTTCTCTTTTGGCTGCAGCTTTCGATGCTCAGACGATCCAGCAAGTGAAGGCGTCTCTTGACGGGCAGTCAACTGCGCAGGCAGCTTATCTGGAAAGTGAAACGAAGATCTTCAAAGAGATGTACGGAGACAAAGGCGAGTCTGTGAAGGCGACAGCAAAAGAGATACTTGCTAAAGTCGTCCCGCAGAATATCCGAGAAAGCAAGAATCCTAATCTCGCGCTCGTCGCTATGGCTATGTACGTCCACGAGAAGGTATTCAAAAATGATACTATTGGCGGTGCCAATCAAGGCGCGCCGCAACTGAGTAAAGAAGCGATCCGCGCAAAGATTACTGAGTTGCGAGCAAAACCGGGGTATAAAGACTGGTCTATGAAAGACCACAAAGATCTAAACGCTCAAGTAGACGCTCTTTACAATCAGATGTTTGAGAAGGCACCAGAGTAGATGGCTTACAAATCGGACGCCGTAAGCAACTGGACTGATAAGCAGGCGAGTAAATTGCGCTGCAGATACTGTAACGCCAGGCTGAAAGTCACTGATTTCATCAGCGTTCCGTGCTGCCTTGATTGCGGATTGCTCCATTCACGTATAAAGGACGATCCAGATCCGGTTGCTACGCGAACGGCAAAGAGTATACGGATGCAAATTTACAGGCAGCAGCGCCGCCGAATACGCGACAAATATTTGCGGTTCGGTTGACAGAACTAAATTTTTGTGGGCACAATATTGTACAGAGACAACCCTCGGCAGGGTCTCCGAATTTCATAAGTGCCCGCAAGCGGATAACACCGAAGAAATGGCAAGCCACAAGTTGGTTTTCATTTTCTGAGGACGCATCATGGCAGGTTATCAAAGCAGTATTGGTGACGTACTTATCACCAAGTTTGGCGATACAGTATTTGAACTGGCGCAGCAAACGCAAGCCAGGACGCGTCCCTGTGTAGAGATGGAACAGCTTATGGCGGAACAGATGATGTTCCCGCGAATCGGCTCTGCTGAAGTGCAACAACTAAACGAGCACTTCGCTGAAATTATCCCGACTGATATCCAATGGGACAACAGGCGCATGTCTGGTACTCGCGTCGGCGTCCCGTTCTTCGTCGATAAGTGGGATGCAGATAGGATGCTTGCCGATCCGCGCAGTATCCTCGCCAAGCGTGCGTCACAGGCGCTAGAAAGAAATTTTGACCGCGTAGTTATCGCATCCCTTACAGCGACAGTCTTGACTGGACGCCAAGGAACTGTACCGGTTACAGCCGCAACAGACGGCGTTGTAACCGTAGATGCAACTGCAGGATTCACTTATGAGACTCTGCTTCAAATAGATGCAAACTTCCAGAAACAGGAAGTCGGCACCGAGACAGCAGTTG